GAAGGTGTTACTGTACCCTCTGCTGTGGTATCTACATCTGCTGATGTTACTTTATTAGAACCTGCATTATAAGCCATGAATGTAATCTGGTCTGCTTTTGGTTCTGCTTTTACTTTTACAAGAGGGGTTGTTACATTAGCCTCGCTAAATTTTAAAATAGCCTCTGCCTCAACGACTTCTAATAAGCCACCTGCGTAATTCCCACTATCTCCTGTTGCCATTATTTACTCCGTTTCTCTCCAAATATAGAATCCCATCTGTCTTGTGAAATATGAGAAAAGGTTGAACGAATACCTGTGAAGGGTACTTTTTCCTGTCCTACAGACATTCTAAAGCCTTCCTCATAAGGTACTTCTTCATTACCTACCATATAGATATGCTCATTATCCTTTGTAATCGCAGATTTAATATCCCCTTCTATCTCTAAACTTGTCGTGGGGTTACTATCTACTGATTCGAGATGTGAACTTTTCTTTGATTTGCTCATAAGTCGTTTTATCTATCTTTCCAGATACATGGTCTTTTACAGCCTCTTTCAAAGTTGCATAACCTTGCATCCCTGTTGAATCAGATGTTTCTACACTTGGAATATTATTTTTAGGTTTTAATATCTTTCCATGAACTGACCTTAGTTGTGCTAAAGTAAGTTCCTTAAACTCTTCCCTATCATCTTCTGGGAAGTCTGAAAGCAGTTTCTCTTTCTCTGCTGTGCGTTCAGCTTTATACTGATCCACTACAGGAGTTAATTCACTAAGCTGTTTGGCTCTTTCTTCAGCAAGGGTTTTCCATTCTTCATTTTCCTCTAGCTGTTTCTGCCTCTCAACTTCTTGAACCTTCTCAAGTTCAGCAATCTTAGACTCTGCCTTCTGTAATCGTTCTTTCTTTTGCATTACTTCCTGCAATAGTTCAGACTCACGATCACTTATGTTGTCTGCACTACTCTGGCTTTCAGTAGCCAACTCTTGTACGCTCTCTTGTACTATCTCTTCCATTTTTTCCTCCATGTTAATGAAATCTATTTGCCTATTTTAAAGTTGATAGGCTTTGCAGTTTCTTTGTCTGCATTTCTTTTAATTCTTTGCCTCGCCTCTTGTTGTACAATCTTTATTGAATTGTTACTAAGTGGTTTGCTGTTTGTTGTTACTGCCCTACCCATATCTGCATTCCATTGTATCTTCTTAGCATTTGTACCACTCCATCCGATTGTTACACTATCAGAAGTAAATCCCCTTGTTTGTAATCCATTCATCATATCACCTGTAAGAGTAAGATTAACCTTACTACCAAACCCTGTACCACCTCTTTTAAGTTTTGGCTTACGCTCTGCATATCCCCTACTATATGATTTAAAATTCTTATTAAATACATCCTTACCTTTGTTTTGTGTCTGTACTCGTATTTCATCGGTGATTTCATTACCTACCTGTTTCCAGAACGCTTTATCAAACTTTGGTATATTAGCTAGTTTACCCAACCTTAATACCTTCTACAGTTACAGGATTAAATCTTTTTTTATCTTGTATTAGTGATGATGCTCTATCTGGTTTAATAAGTTGCTCTGACCTTGATGTTTCTCTTGCCCATCTATGTCTGCAATTAAATCCACCTGCATTGCTAAATGTATTAGGATATTTAGATTCTATCTCATCTCTAGTCAATGAACCTTCACTAGCCATTAGTAAGCATATATCTCTAGTTTTATCATCTATAATTCCTAGATAAACATAAGTAGCATTAGCAGGATCAAGTTCTGCCATTTCTACTGTTACATTGCGTTCAAATTGATTTAATGCTGTATTGGCTAATGTCTCAGCTTGATCTGCCCTTAAAACGCCTCCTGCACCTCTTAAAATGCCATCTGCTATTTCTTTCTCAGTAGCACCTGCAATAATACCCCTTGCTACTTCCTTCTTTATAAGTTCACCCATTACACCTGCTTGTTTAGCAAATGAGTTTCTATCTATTCTTTGTAAGGCTGTTAATGACTCTGCTGTAACTGTGCCTGTCATTTCCATAGCACCTAGTACATTCTGATACTCAAGCATCAATCTATCTATATCAGCGTTTAGGTTTAGTTTGTTAAGAATAATATCTTCCATGTCTAACCCTTGAAGTACAAGTAGTATCTCATTCTTACTGAGTCCTTGCTTTTGTAGATCAAAAACTTGCTTAACAAGTTCCTGCTGTACTCTTTCAACAGCTTTAGCATATTGTAATGATGCTGTATCTTTAGCCACGCTGTAGTGCCTCTAGTAGTGGGTTAGTAGGTTGTTCTGGTTGCTCTGGTTCTAGTTCTTCCATCTTTAAAGCTAACTCAGCCTCATCTATATCTGGGTTAAACTTTCGTATAAGTTCTTCACGAGTAATAAGATTATGCTCCATCATAAACTCTAGTTTGTTGCGTTCCTCTGTCCATGTCATAGGAAAACCAACCTCTGGGTAATCAACGCTGTACTTATCAGATAGGTTTGTTCCTTCATGTACGCTTAATAGTTCTCTATCTATTTCATATCTATCATGTTCAAAATCTCTAAATAAAGGGATGTCTGACTCTCTTGTTTCTATATTATCTACAGAAAGAATCTTTAATGCCTCACCACTTGGTGGTGCAGAGGACTCACCCCATCTAATTGTTAAGCTATGGTTCTGTCCTACTTGGTTGATTAAATCCTTAACAGATTGAATCATCTGAGTTAGATTAGCACTTGGACTTACATACTGCATTGATGCACCCTCTGGGAGAGCAATCAAACGATCTACACCAAACTTTAAGTAAGGTGGTATCTCTGTATCTAATCCTGTAATAACAGGTGAACCCATCATTAACCTTGTAGCAATCATTACTTCTGTCCACGCATTAGAGGCATGAACAGCACAACGAGTAACATCCGATGCGTTAGTGTTAAACTCTACTTTAGATAATGGGATAAGGTTGTAAGGGTTTACCATCTCTAAGTTATTACCTACAGGCATCATCTTACCATTTACATTGAAACGAAAGTGCATACCTTGCTCACCATCTAAAGGCTTACTCCAGAAAGCGAACTGCCTATCTCCATTGAAGTCTCTATGTATCTCATAGCTTACACCATATACTTCACCATCATATACATACTCTTTTACAATAGGATGTATCTTGTATTCAATGCGTTGTGTCTTTGGGTTGTACATACTCTGTAAGTGACAGCTACCTAAAAGCCAAGCAAGTTCTCCAAACTCTCTAACCTTACTGTCTAAGTTGTGAGTCTTTTCAGTATAGTAATCATTGAACTCACCATTAATAAATCTTTCAGCAGGTTCTTTTAAAAGCATAAGTCTGCTCTTAGCAAAACGCTTTACAAGTGACATAAGTACAGGGGGTATCTGTGATAAGGACTCTGTGCTGAAATATTGCTGTATATGTTCATCAAGGTTTCTATTATAGTAGAAGTCTAATGATGTATTCTTTTCAGCTATAGTATTATCTAACGCACTATATTCTGCATCTTTAACTGAACGCAACACAGCCTCTTTACCGAGGTCTGGGAGCATTATCTTATCGTGTAATTCCATTATAAACCTTTATGATATGGCATAATCATTCGCCTTTATATGTTCGTGTATGAACTCCCCAATCTCAGACTTATTTCTTAAATGTAAATGTTTTCCGTAATAATGTAAGAATATAAAAGTGATAATGATTCCTACTACGATACCTAATAAAAACTCTACCATTCTGTACTCACAGGCACACGCTTAACAATAGGGTGTTTAAGTGCTATGTAATAACTACAAGCATCCAGAGCGTGAGTAAGGGATATGTCTTTAGTCTTTTCAATCTTACCTGCTCTATCTCTTTGACATTGTTCTAAATCTTTTATTAAATACTTACATACAGGATCAACAGTCATTTTAACCCTACCATTCGCATCTTTTAACATTCTATTAAGTGCGTTAATTCTATCTATTACAGGGGGGTTAGCTTTCTTTGCTATTACTTGAAAGTTGTGGTCTTTTAATATCTGATGGTCTGACCTATGGCTTGTTGTTGATCTAGCTGAACCTGCACTATCTGGATACACAGGAATAGATGGAGCAATCTTCTTCATAGAGTTAGCCATCTGCTCTGTATTGCTGTTTGTTTGTCTTATCTCATGGAAGTAGTGTATTGAGCCATCAGTATATTCACATCCAAGTACAGCACTCATATAATCTACATTGAAATCAATACCCCAGAATAAGTTAGGTGATAACTCCTCTGCTTGTTTTACATGAATCTTTCTGTCAAAGTTGTAAGCCACCCTATTACCTGTAGATACAAAATCAGCCATGAACTCACTTTTAAATGTTACCTCATCCATTGTTGATTTAGCTTTGTCTACTTCTTCCTGTGATACAAATCCACCATCTACTGTAGTGTATTGCCATGACTTCCAATCTGGATCATCTGACTGACCTCTAAGATAATAATCATATAGATGATCAAATGAGTTAGGTGTACCAATAAACAAAGTCTCACCTTGTGTTGTTGTTAGCATAGGGTAGATAATCTCTTCATATACATTAGGTTTTATATAACTAAACTCTTCCATTACTACTTTATTTAAAGTTGCTCCCCTAAGATTGTTTTCTTGCTCTGCACCTTTAATTGAAATCTCTGCATTGTTAGGTAGCTTAATAGATAACTCTGACTCGTTGATTATAGCTCCCTGCCATTGTCGAAACACAGAACGCAACATCGGAAATATTACCATCTTCCCCTGTCTGTATGTTGGTGCAACAAACCACCTGCGTTCTTCTGGTTGTATCTCTT